GTGAACGCGGGCTAGGAACTCAGAGATGTCCTGAACACTCTCTGGGGTGTTAGAACCTGAGAGGTAAATTCTGCCAAGAAAGCGGCAGGGAGAGTCACTATCGAAGACACGATAAGTGACCTTCATCCCGAAGCGCGCGGCGGTCGCTGGAAGATCCTGCCCGACGAAGGGGGTGATACCATCATCGCCACCGAAGAGACTAGCCTCGATGAACTTGATGGCCTCCTCATGGTTACTATCATTCAATCTGTGGGACACATACTGGACAAACGCTTGGTCAAGGGTGTTGAAAAGGGCTGTCTCATTCACCCCCGTAAACCTAGCACTGCCATAATCAAAGTGCAGACCACAGGTGGTTAGTACGCGCTGCCACTCAGAGTCACTGAGCAGCTTGTCAATTTCCTCAAGGAATTTCAGAAACAGACGGTAGAGAAACTCGCGGTTAAACCACAACCAAAACGGCCCCATAGACGCGTCATATTTGCTGAAGTCAGACTCCATCATCTGAGGAAATCTCATACAAGTCTCATGATAACGTCGGGCAGTAGCACCGCTACCCAGGCCCCACACCCACCAGGCAAACTTTTGCATGTGATCAGACGCTGGGAGCATAAAGCGCGCTGCCTGATAAAGGCGCTGAGGTGAGACGGTACAAATATTACGTGCTGGCTTGCCAGCTGTAACAGGTTCGCGCTTCGTGAACAAACGTTTTAGGTCTAGGGGTAGGATATCCAAGATGGAGTCCACTGCCATCCGATTGGCCTTCTGGCTAGGCCGATCCATCTGCTGACAGATGCGGTCGTGGTCGCATGGGAGTAGTTCAGCGTCGCAGACATAGTTAAGGAAGTCATGTGCGAAGCGACTGATCTCAGGGTCGCCCGTGAAGGTAGATCGTGGTTCGGCGATTCGGCGATTGATGGTGTCACGCTCCGTATCGGCGCTCACCATTGGGGCAGCGGCCCCAAATCCTTCCACGGCGTAGACCACGTTGCTCACTGGGTGAATGCCCATGGGGCGCGCATCCTCCGGAGCCCCCCCAACAAACAAGGGGGCGTTATCTAGATCTGGGCGTCCAACCGACGCGTCCAGGCCTGTGCGTGCCAGAGACATAGCAATAGCCACCGTCTCTTCGTCTTTAGTGGTGTTTGACAAGGCCACGGAAATGATACCGTAGCCCTTTGTGGTGGCCAGGCGGTACCGGGCGAGAGCCGCACGGTAGGGCCCGGCTGGTAGGGTGCGTGTGCTTGCAGCCCCTTTCCACCCTATTTCCACCTGGTCCGTTTTCGCGTTGTACAGACATGCCGCATCAACGGACTCGAGAATCTGGGGCGCGGCGGGCCCTGACTCGAAACTCGGGAAATGGTAAGTAACTCGACGAAGTAGGGGCGACTCAGTGGATTCTGGCGAGATACTAACACGCTGCCACAGCGGTCCCAGCCAACGTCGATGCGACTCAGCGACGTGGCCCAATACGATTGCCGAAGCTCCCGAAGGAGCCGTAACGAGAAAATGGCCTGCCCCGACATAACGCCAAGACCAGAGGTTGCGACTGCCGCACAAACTCGGGAAGACGTAGGCGACGGTCCTTCCGCCACCCATCAGGGATGAAACATACGACGCGTACCACTGAGGGAACAGTTTGGACAAAGCCCAAAAGGACCCCGCAACAGCGCCCACGACGTATCCGGTGATTGAAATCTTCCGTGTCTTGTAAAAGACAACGGAGCCAAATGCCGCGAGATAGGTCAATTCGTTACGGTTAGGGTGGTTTCGGATAGGGCGGCTCCGTTGCCGCCCTTCCTAGTCGCCTCCGCCTCGCCTGTATAAGCGTGCGGTGCCGGGCGACCGGCCGACAGTGTTTTAAAGGTATCCTGTCGTTCCTCATCGGAAAACCAGCGCTCCAAAGATCGTCTCAATGCGCAGTGGAAAACGCTTGCCCGGGTGGACGCTGCGCCACCCGGGACTTGGGCCCCTCCTCGCCCAGAAATCGTGACTATCAACCTAGACCCATTAGACGTAACGGGCCATTTAGCCTCCGGGGTGATTAACCCTCCCGCAC